ACCAACGCATCCAAACAACAAATAATGGAAGGGCTAGCGTCGGCCATTCAATCGCGGGAAATCCGATACCCCGACGGTTGGTTACGCGCCGAACTAGATTCGTTCGGATTCCGATATAACGCGGGTCGGGTAGTGTACGAAGCCCAATCGGGACACGACGACGGCGTGTGCGCGTTGGCGTTGGCGTTAGCCGCGAAGCGTAAACATAGACCGTTCGTATTTAGGGTCGTCTAACCATGTCGATTATCTCCGCAATTTTGAAGGCGGCCGACCCGTCGGCGTGGATTCGTGCATCTACTCGCGTGTTCGAAATGCGCGCCGGGGAAGCACGGGCGCAACCGTTCGACCACCGCGCCGCCGTCGCGCACTATTCATCGTGGATTTACGCGGCCGCGTCTATCAACGCAAACGCCGTAGCGTCTACGCCGTTGCGCCTGTACGTTCGATCCGACCCGGCGACGCGTCGCCTATGGAACACGCGCGCCGCGTCGCGTAAATCCGTCGCGCGACTGCGCGGCGACACGTCCAACCAACCTTCCGCGTACGTGTTGCGGAAGGCGGCCGAAATGGGTAACGACTTTGAAGAGGTTACCGACGACCATCCCGTGTTGCGCCTGTTGTCAACCGCCAATCCGTGGTTCAACGGATACGACGCGACGGTGTTACGCGTCGTGTGGCAAGAATTGACAGGCAACGCGTATTTCCACGTTGTGACCGATCCGCTAGGTACGCCGTCGGAATTGTGGCCGATGCCGCCGCAATGGACGGAAATCATTCCCGACCCGGAAGCGTTTATTAGCGGATACCGATACGGCAAGGGTTCGGAATCTAAACAGACGTTCACCACGTCGGAAGTTATCCATTTCCGACGACCGAATCCCCGCGACCTATTCTACGGAATGGGCAAATTGGAAGCCGCGTGGGGCGCGGCAAATGCTAACGCGGCATTGCACGAAATGGATTTGGCAATGTTCCAAAACGGCGGGCGGCCGGATTGGTTGTTGACTGTCAAGGGGAACGCGTCACAGGATGAAATCGCGCGCGTAGAAAAGTCGATCCGCGCGAAATTCCGCGGCCCGCGTAACCGTGGACAATTCATGGTTTCCACCGCGGAAATGGATATAAAGCCGTTGCAATTCCCTCCAAAGGATTTGACAGGCCGCGACGAAATCGTGGAGGAAATCGCCGCCGTGTTCGGCGTTCCGGTTTCGATGTTGAAGGCCAACGACCCGAATTTAGCGGGGGCTACGATTGGGTTTGCGTCGTGGCGCGAAATGTCCGTGCTTCCGTTGTGTCGCATGGACGAAGAAACACTAAACCAACGACTGTTGCCGATGTTCGGTATTGAGGGGGACGCCGTGTTGGCGTACGACGACCCGGTACCGTTGAATCGCCAACAGGATTTGACCGAAACGCAAGTCGCGGTAGCGGGCGGTTGGTTGACGCCGAACGAAGCACGCGAACGCTACGGGTTGGAACGCGCCGACGACCCTATGGCCGACCGCCTGTTGGTAAACGGGCAACCATTGGGCGGCCCGCCCGCGGGCGTTCCGGGGCCGCTAGCGTTGGCCGCGAAGCCGCCCGCCGTCGCGGCGGTGCCGACGCCGCCCCCGGCGTTGCCGCCCGGCGCGCCCGCGGCCGACGCCGCGGCGTCGTCGGCCGAAATCAACAAAGCCGCGGCCGACGATTGCGTGGCGGGGAAGATTCCAAAGTTACTTGCGGAAGGCTACAGCGAATCGCAAGCCGTCGCTATCGCGTACGAAATGTGCGGCAAGTCGGCCAAAGCATTGGAAGACATCGACACCGTGCCACCGCAAGCCGTGGCCGACAACGCGCGCCGTGCGTTAGACGTGCGCGAATCGAAGCCGCCTAGCCAACGCGGTATGACCGCTACGGGAATCGCGCGCGCGCGCGACCTAGCGAACCGCGTAGCCGTATCGGAGGAAACGATTCGGCGCATGGTCGCGTATTTCGAACGCCACGTGGGCGACAAACAGGGCGCGACGTGGGACGAACAGGGCAAGGGGTGGCAAGCGTGGCACGGTTGGGGCGGCGACGAAGGTTGGGAATGGTCGAAACGCAAACGGGACGAATTCGACCGCGCCCGCGGCGACAAGTCGCACGCGAAGTCGTGCGCGTGTTGTGGCGACTCGCCCGGTACCGTGTTGCAGTCTTCGCTATGGGAAGCCGACGCCGCGGCAATCGTGACGAAAGCCGCCGACCCCGGCGCGTTGGTGGACGACGCGTTGTTGTCGGATTTCCTAAAGGGCGTCGATGCCGTGTTTGCTGCACAGGTGCGCGAAGTCGTGGCGGCAATCAAACGGGAGGGCGACGTAACGCCGGAAACCGTGGCGCGCGCCGTTGGCGTGTTGGAACGGGGACGATGGCACCGCGAATTGGTGGACGCGTTGGCCCCGTATATCCGCGAATCCATCCAACACGGCGCAGATATCGGGTTTGCGAACCTGTCCAAACTCACCACGTCCACGGCGGTAGCCGAATTGGGTTGGTCGTCAAAGGAACTTGCCGAATACGTCGAACGCGCTAGCGTGCGGCTAGCGTCGCGCGCGGCGGATTCAATCAACGGGTACACGGTGGAACGCTTGCGCGATATGTTCGGGGAAGGGCTATCGCTAGGCGAAACCACCGGGGAACTAGCGACGCGCGTACAGGAATGGGCGCAGGGCGAAGGCGACGACGAACGCGCGACGCGCCGACGCGCAACGATGATTGCGCGCACGGAAGCCGCGCGCGCCGCGGCCACCGCGGAGTCGGACGCGTGGAAATCCACGGGCCTAGTGTCGGGCAAACGTTGGCTACTCGCCCCCGACCCGTGCGAATTTTGCGAAGCCGTAGCGAAGAAATTCGGCCAACAGGGCGTCGGGTTGGATGATTCGTTCTATGCGAAGGGCGACACGTTGACAGGCGCGGACGGCGGAAAAATGCGACTGAACTACGAAGAGATTTCCGCGCCGCCGTTGCACCCGAATTGCCGATGCGCCATGCAACCAACGTTGGTTGACGAATACGAAAATATCGCGGCCGAAGCCGAACGACGCGCGAACGCGCGGAAGGTTTGACAATGCAACGAAAGACACTAGACGCGAAGTTTCTACCTTCGGCCACGGGTTTCACGGCGACGGTTACGACGGCCGCAATCGACCGCGACGGGGAGGTAGTGATTCCGCAGGGAATGAACGCCACCGAATACGAAGCCAACCCGGTTCTATTTTGGAACCACGATTACAACCTACCCGTCGGGAAATGCGTTGGATTGAAGAGGGCCGCCGACGCAATCGTGGGCGAATTCACGTTGGCCGAACGGCCGCCCGATTTCGAAGGTAGTTTCTTCCCGGATTTCGTGCGCGCGTTGGTCGGACAGGGCGTCGTAAAGGGCGTTTCCATTGGCTATATGCCCGAACAGGGCGGCACCCGTCGCGCGACCGTGGACGACCGCAAGCGTTACGGCGACGCCGTACACACGGTGTTTAGCAAATGGAAACTGTTGGAAATTTCGGTAGCACCGCTACAGGCAAACCCCGACGCGTTGGTATCGGCGGTTCGCAAGGGCGCGGTATCCGCGGCCGACGCGTCGCGGTGGTTGGGCTACGCCGAACCGCAACGCCACCGTATCGTCGTTCCGGTACCCGCGCGCCCGTGGGCGCAGGGCGCAAGGGACGCCACGAATAATCCGATTGACGTCAAGGGAATTGCGCGGCGCGAAATCACGCGCGCGCGCGGCCTGTTGCGCTAAACGCGGCGGCGATTGCGGCGGCATTGTGCCTAGAGCATTCGCCTAGAGTCGGGCGCGAAACGTAACGAAGGAATCGCAAATGCGTACGATGAACATTTCGCAATTTACCGCGGCATTGAAGAATGCCGCCGCACAGCATGGCGAAAAGGGCGTTGCCCACGCCAAGTCGTTGATGTTGCAAGACTGCATGATCGTGGACGAATCCGGCGCGCCAATCGACCCGGCAAACATCGACGTTATGGTGGCACCCGCGGCACCCGCAGCCGAAGCCGACATGGCGAAGCCGGAAGACGGCGCGAAGTCGGACGACGCCGCCACCGTGGCGAAGTCGGTTCGTGCGGAGATTCGCGCGGCGATTGCCGACGCGGCCCCCGCGTCGCGTCGCGCGATTGTCACTAGCGGTTCCGACGACGTGCTTACAAAGTCGTTCGGCCGTTTGAAGAATTTCCGCGATAAGTCGGAAGCGTACCGATTCGGTCGGTTTATCTTTGCGGCGTGCAATCACGCGAAGTCGGCCGATTGGTGCGCGCGTAACGGCGTCGAAGTCAAGGCGCACAGCGAAGGAAACAACAGCGCGGGCGGTTTCCTTGTCCCGGACGAATTCAACGACACGCTGATTTCGTTGCGCGAACAGTACGGCGTTTTCCGTGCGAACGCGAAGGTTTGGCCCATGGGCCGCGACGTTCTGTACATTCCGCGCCGTACGGGAACCCTTACGTCGTATTGGGTTGGCGAAACAAAGGCGGCGACCGAATCGACGCAGACTTTCGACAACGTGCAATTGATGGCGAAGAAACTTTTCGCCCTTACCACCACGTCGTCGGAACTAGTCGAAGATGCCATCGTGAACATTGCCGACAATGTGGCGGGCGAAATCGCCTACGAATTCGCGTTGCGAGAGGATCAGGCCGGATTCCTTGGCGACGGAACCAGTACGTACGGCGGCATCGTCGGATTGGCGAACGCCGTTGGTTTGGCGGGTACGTCGGATTCCGGTATCGGTACCGCGGCACTTTCGACCATTTCCACCGCCGATTTGCAAGCCGACATCCACGGGATGATGGCATTGCTTCCGGGGTACGCGCAGACGCCGAACGCCAAGATTTATTGCCATAAGTCGGTTTTCCACGCAATGTTCGAACGCGTGGCAATGGCTGCGGGTGGCGTAACTGCGGCCGAAATGCAGAATGGAATCGCGCCGCGATTCTTCGGATACCCGGTCGTGTTTACGCAAGTTATGTCCGGCGTCATTGGCACCGGAACCGACGCTACCCCGCTTGCCTACTTTGGCGACCTGTCGATGGGTGCCGCGTTCGGTGACCGTCGCGCCGTCACCATCAAGACTTCGGATAGCGCGTTGAATGCGTTCGAACAGGACGAAATCGTTATCCGCGGTACGCAACGCATCGACATCAATTGCCACAGCGTTGGCGACTCGACCAACGCGGGCGCGGTCGTCATGTTGACCCGCTAAACCGACGGAAGGAAAAACGCCATGATTGAAATTGGAAACCAAAAGTCTTTGCTGCTGCTGAATTCGGCTAGCGCGGCGACAAATGCGGATGCCACCGCGAACGTCGATACCCGCGGATTCGATGCGGCACGTATCGTGCTGTTTTCGTCAACCACCAACGTTCCGACGACGTTGAAGGTTGAACACAGCGACACCACGGACGCTACGAATTTCTCCACGATCAACGCCACGGGCGGAACCGATTTCACCCTTGCGGGTGCGTCGGCAACGTCCACCAATCCGCACGCGGTGTTCGACATCGTTACCGCAGGATTGAAGCGTTATCTTCGGCTTACCGTTCGTCCGGCCACGGCTACCGCTAACTTGGTTGCCATTGCCGAACTTGGTCGGCCATTGACCGGAATCGACTCGGCTTCCGACCTGTCGGCGGCGTCGTACGTCACCGTTCCGGGTCGCTAAACAAACCATCTTCTACCTCTGCCGCAGGGCGTGGGCAATCCCCACGCCCTGCGGTTGTAAGGGCGGTTCCATGATCCACAACAGCAACGCAAAAACGATTCTTATGACATTGGGTAGCACGGCTACCAACGCTACGACGACGGCTAATGTTGACTTGAAAGCGTACGACGTGGTTCGTATTGCCGTGTTCAAATCGACCACGCATATCCCGACCGTGTTCAAGATTGAACACAGCGACACGACCGACGCAACATCGTTCGTGGCGTGCGGGTTGACGGGTGGTACGGATTTCACCCTTCCCGAACAGGCGGCGGGTACGAACAACCCCTACGCCGTATTCGATTTGGATACGTGCGCGTTCCGTCGGTATCTTCGGTTTTCCTGTACGCCGGGTTCGTCGTCCAACATCATTTCGACCGCCGACCTTGCGCGACCCGCTATGGGTGCAAAGGCGGTTGGCGACGTGTCCGCGACCATTTGGGTACGTTCGCCGGAACGGTGATACAATCGGTATAGCCGCGGTTGTCGGAACCGCGATACGCGCGGCGGCGGGGCAACCCGCCGTCGCGCATTATGGCTATTACGAAACTCGACATCGGTTGCA